TCTTGTTATATTCACCAAAAAAAAAAAAAAAAACCCCCGTCTCCCCGTGTTTTTTTTTTTTTTTTGGAGTGAACCTAATGGTGGGCTGACGGTAGTCGTACCGGATACCCAAACAGCACACCCGGTAACAAGACACATCTTGCTACAGGAAATCTACTGCAAGGATGTCCACGACGACCCCATGAACATTAGTCCTATCCCGAGATAGAATCACATCTTCGAACAGTTCAAGCACGTCAGAAGAGTAGAGGCCATAACGCTCATAACAAAAGCTAAAAAAGTCGTCCTCGCCGATGACATCCTCCACAACAATCTTTTGACGGATGTTGTGGAGAGTGACACCGGCAGTTCTGGCATTCCAGCTTATGTCAATTGCGTCCTGTGCCCTCTCTTTTGAACGGACTTCTGCAAACTCAAGTTTGAACCGTTGCAAAAACATGTTTCTAACCTCAGGCAGGTGTCGAAACTCATAGGCGTAGCCCACAGACTTGCCAGCCATATAAGCAGCATCACTCAATCCTTCATTGTAATTTGCCCTCATGTTGAACCGCGCAATGGCCTTACCCAGTATGGGGACCGTAAGGTGCATGCCATCACGACGAGGAACAAAGAACTTTGAAAGGAAAGAGCACTCAAAAAGTGTGCGGCGACGGAAGGCCGTACATTCCATCTTAGCCTCGCTAGAGATGGAAACATACGTCTTACACGCATACCTTTTGAGGCCATATATCTTGGCCAGCATGTCATCACCTAAGATCATCGCAGAACTCTTCTTTGCTTTAGTGGCACGCAAAAAAGAGTAAAGAATGATGCCATTCCACAGCGTATTCCTAAACGTAGTGTCGGTGGCGCCTGTCGGAAGCATATGCTGCAAGGTGGCTTTAACTTGGTGAGTCCTGGATTTGACAATAAATTTGCCCGTTTTCAAATGCAAACGGACAAACCACTCAGGACAGCCAAGCAAGCGCATCATGCTTACTTCAAACAGTATGACATCACGGCACTGTGTCTTATCATTAGCTGAGAAATCGGCTTCGATCCACTCAGGTTTTTCATCTCCATCATAATCATGTGCTTCAAGGTATTCAGTGTAATCAGTGGGAACTTTCTTGTACGAAGTACGAAATTGAAAAGGTCCAGGCCTACTCTCAAGGAGTAAGTCGAACCTCCTCATTAGCTCATTAAACATGGGCCCAGAAATGACATTATAAAGGTCAGTACCTTTGAAAATGACACGAGGGGCCCAATTGGGCTTATGATCGACCAGAAGAGCCTCAACCTTCACGAAAACATCTTTGGAAGTATAATCTTGTAAATTTGACGAGCAAAGATTATCCAAAGCAGTTTCCATGCGGTTGCGCTTTTCCTGACCGAACTTAAGGAGCCAATCTTCGTACAACGAACGAGACCATTCAAACTGATCAAACGGGGACTTACCTTCAAACAAGTACTGGTAAAACAATGAACAATCGCTAACGATGCGGGGAGAAACCCTACCATCGTCATGATAATTGCACCGCTTACGGAAAGCGGCAACAAAATTTGAATATCCATTGTCAGGTACAACAGGATGAAGGCCATGAAGCAGAGGACCAAGCTGAGCAAAACGTTTACCGGAATCTTGAAAGGCATCCGGCATACCGAAAACAGCTGTCTTAACAGGCTGAATAAGGGGTCCTGCAACAGAATGGTACTCATGATACGATTCGG